CACTTTTCTTTTTATTGTCAAGTTTTGGAAAATTTTGACTATCTTTGCGAAATGGGAAGAAGGGGAACTAAGCCTAAACCTACTGCGATACTGAAGGCGCAAGGCACTTATAGAGGCGATAGGCATGAGACAGATGTGACTCAATTGAATGGCTTGAGATTGGTAGCAACTGATGATTTTCCAACACCACCCGATGGGATGTTGGAGGATGAGGCGTATTTGTGGAACATCTCCTTGGGTGAGATGAAGAAGATACATGGATGGGTTGGCTACATAGATTTATTTCTATTTAGAAGATGGTGTGTCACCGCTGCGTTACTGAATAGATTAGATAAGGAGTGTTCAAGCAAACCAATGATTGTGCAAAACACAAAAGGGGATGACAAGATAAATCCCGTTTACACTTTGCGTGACAAGACCGAGAAGACGTTTGTGAAATTGTGTACTGAGTTTGGGTTGTCACCATCAAGTAGGAATAACATCTCTTTGCCTACGAACGAGAAGGAGGAGGAGTCCAACAGTTACACTCTATGAGTTTCTTCACGAACTTAGACATTATTGACACCGATTTGTATTGGTACGACAGTAATGCAGCCGAATCAGCAGTTAGATACATAGAGAATGAGTGCTACCATGCCGCTGGTCCACTTGCCGCTACTCCATTAATCTTGGAGGATTGGCAAAAGAGTCAGATAATAAGACCTCTTTTTGGTTGGAAACACAAGAAACCAACCCAAGTAAAGGATGCACAAGGCAGAGTTGTTAATGAATTTAAGAAGAGAAAGTTCAAAACATTGCACATGGAAGTACCAAAGAAGTCGGGGAAGGGTACATTAACGAGTGCTATAGTCCAATGTATGATGGATATAGACACAACTGAACCCACTATGGAGGTAGCTGGTCTTGCATGGGGTAGAGACCAAGCGAGGATTGTTTGGGATATGGTGAACAAGTCTATGTCAGCGAGTAAAAGAGCAACTGATAAGTTTGACTTTTGGAAGAACTCTATAGTCAGCAAAGATGGCAATAGGTCTTACAAGGTTTGGACAAAGGAGACAGGTAGTAACGATGGTAAGATGCCAAGTGTTGTTTTAGCTGATGAGGTACACGTCCACAAGACAGGTGATTTGTTGGACATGGCAGAGAAGTCAACGATCACGAGAGCCAATCCGTTGATAATGCTTACGACCACCGCAGGTGATAACTTGGATGGTGTTGGTTATAGCAGAAGTCAGTATGCCAAAGAGGTGGCGCAAGGTGTTCGCAAGGATGAGTCTATATTGGTTTGCATCTATTGTGCTGATGAAAAAGAAGATGACATATACGATGAGGAAGTTTGGTATAAGGTGCATCCAATGTTGGGTGTGTCGATAGACATAGATACTTTTAGAGGATTTGCTGAGAAAGCTAAAACATCGACATACGAAGAGAACTCATTCAAGAGATACTACTTAAATATTTGGAACAATACAAGAAATCAGTACATATCGGATAGGGTTTGGTTGGATTCTCAATGGGATTTTGACGTAAAACTATTAGATGGTGCGCCTTGTTATGGTGGATTGGATTTATCAAGCACGGGTGATTTGACCGCCTATAGTTTATTGTTCCCCGTGGATGATTATTTCATCAGTATGAATTGGTTTTTCTTGCCCGAAGAACAGACAGTTGGCAAGATAGATAAGAAGAGGTTAATCCAATATCAAGATTGGGTTAGAGATGGGTTGATAATAGAGACCCCAGGGGCAAGGATAGATTACAATTTCGTCCAACAAGTGATTGAACAAACGAGTAAGCAGTATAAAATCCAAGCGATTGGATACGATGCATACAACTCGGAGATGATAGCACGAAACCTAACCGATTCGGGGTTAAATATGTTGGTCTATAGGCAGTCCTATTCAGCGATGCACTTCCCAACCAAAGAGTTAGAAAGTTTGGTTGTGGCTAAGAAGTTCAACCACTTAGGCAACCCAGTTTTGAGATGGATGAACAATAACACATCTATAGCGACAGACCCTACGGGGAATATACGCATCTATAAAGACAAGAAGGATATGAAGGTGGATGGTATGGTTGCCAACGTCATGGCTTTAGGTTTAGCATCTGACCCTAACAATAAGGCTATTAAGACCTACTTGAATGAAACGGGAGGAGAGTTATATATAATATAAGTTGTAAACATTACTTATTAAATAGATATATATATATTACTTTTATCATAAAGTGAGTACATACTGTACTTATATTCAACTTTTGAACATTAGCCCTATAATACGAATATAAGTATTATTTTTATTAAAAAGTGGCTAATTACTCTATAAACATAGGAGATGATTTAATCATCATTGAGACTATCACAGATAACAATGGCAATGCAGTTGATTTAACAGGTTCAACCATAGTCACTACAGTAGTTGATAGAAATGGCACAGACATAGCTGAGATAACAACTACAAGTCACACAACACCATTAAGCGGAATAACAACGATACAAATACCAGATACTACTACATCAAGTTGGGCAATGGGTTGCTATGACTTGCAGTCTATCGTGACTTTAGCAAGTGACAGAGTGTTTACAATAGAAAATTCAACCGTTAATACATCAGCTAAGTTATAATGCCGACTACTAAAACACAAACACGTATTTCGGCAAGTAGCAACCAAACGAGCATAGGTGGTTTAGGTGTTCAAACGTTGTTGAGTGCAAGTATCTCAAGTAGTGGAATAGGTACACCTATAGATGGAGTAGAGTCGGCAGACTTTAGAATAACTCAAACAGGTGATTTTAGGATAACACAATCAGGGAACTTTAGAATAATTAACTAATGCCAAACGAGAAAATAACGGAAATGTCACCAATATTAGCAGCCAACTTAGTTGATGCTGATGTTGTAGAGATAGTTGATATTTCGGCTAATGGTGGGGCAGGGACGAACTTTAAAATAACAGTTGGTGAATTAAGGACGTTAATTACAAACGCTTTAATAATAGGTACAGATGTACAATCATGGGCAGCGGTATTAGATGCGACTACAGCATCGTATACAACTGCGTTAGATACAAAATTAGGTACTATTGAGACAAGTGCAGATGTTACGGATGCAGATAATGTAAATTCGTCAGGGGCGGTCATGGAGAGTGATTTTACTTCCGCTCGTTCAATATTAGTTCAACAATCAGGAACTGGAAGCCCTGAAGTTCTTAGTATAGCGACCAACACAATAGTTGGTCGTATAACAGGTGGCGCTTCTGAAATAGATGATCTTAGCCCAAGCCAAGTTAGACTACTTTTAAACGTTGAGGATGGCGCAGATGTAACTGACACAACGAATGTCACTAACGCAGGAGCGTTGATGGACTCTGAAGTAACTAACTTAGATGAAGTTAAAGCATTTGATTCAACGGATTATGCAGCAGCATTAGGTGCCGATGACAATTACGTTACAGATGCGGAGAAAATAGTAATAGGTAACACAAGCGGAACTAACACAGGTGACCAAGACATATCAGGTAAGCAAGATATTTTATCTGAGGGTGCATTTGTAGATGGAGATAAGACCAAATTAGATGGAATAGAGACAGGAGCAGACGTAACTGATGCAACCAATGTCGCAGCCACAGGAGCGGTTATTCCAACAGGAACACCTGATGGGACTAAGTTTTTGCGAGATGATGAGGTTTGGACTACCATTCCTGGTGGTGGTGATGCTTTGACGACAAGTCCTTTGTCGCAATTCGCATCAACAACATCTTTGCAGTTATTAGGAGTCATATCTGACGAAACAGGAACAGGCGCTTTAGTTTTTGGCACATCGCCAACACTTGTGACACCGAACTTAGGTACACCAAGTGTGTTGATAGGTACTAATATCACGGGTACGGCAGCAGGGTTAACAGTTGGAGCAACTACAGGAGTTGAGGCAGGTGCGGATGTTACAGATACTGAAAATGTAACGGCGGCAGGTGCATTAATGGATTCTGAGGTTGTTAATTTAGCACAAGTCAAAGCATTTGACTCTACTGATTACGCAGCGGCTTTAGGGGTGGATGATAATTACGTCACCGATGCAGAAAAAATAGTAATCGGCAACACGAGTGGAACAAATACTGGAGACCAAGATATATCGGGTAAACAAAATATATTAGCAGAAGGGGCTTTTGTTGATGGTGACAAGACTAAATTAGATGGAATAGAGACAGGAGCAGACGTAACCGATGCAACAAATGTCGCAGCCACAGGAGCGGTAATACCAACAGGAACCCCTGATGGGACTAAGTTTTTGCGAGATGATGAGGTTTGGACTACTATTCCTGGTGGTGGTGATGCTTTAACATCAAATCCATTGTCTCAATTTGCCGCAACAACTTCAGCGCAGTTGTTAGGGGTTATGTCTGATGAAACAGGAACAGGTGCATTAGTATTTGCTACTTCACCAACACTTGTTACACCAAACTTAGGAACACCGACCACATTGGTTGGCACGAACATTACAGGTACGGCAGCAGGATTAACTGTGGGAGCGACTACAGGAGTTGAAGCAGGCGCAGACGTTACAGATACGGCTAACGTAACCGCAGCAGGAGCGTTGATGGATAGCGAAGTCACGAACCTTGCACAAGTTAAAGCGTTTGACTCAGCAGATTACGCAACGGCTGCACAAGGCACAAAGGCAGACGATGCACTTCCAACAACAGGAGGAACTTTAACAGGCGATTTAACGATAGTTGACACAACTAGCGGTAGTGCAGCAGGGCCAGAGTTGACACTAACAAGAGATATTACAGGGGTAGATGGCAACTATCTTGGGCAATTGAGATTTCTTGGCAACAATGATCTTGACCAAAGCAATGTATACGCTAAGATTACTGCCAAGATATCAGATGCTACAGATACGACAGAGGATGGCTTGATTGAATTTGCTTTAAGAAAAGATGGAAGTAATGCGATAGTCGGTAGGTTAACAAGCACAGACTTAAAGTTAATCAATGGCACAGGATTAGAAGTAGATGGCGATATTTTAGCAAGTGGTACAGTAGATGGTAGAGATATAGCCACAGATGGCACAAAGTTAGATACAATAGCTACTAACGCAGATGTGACAGATAGTACATCGGTAACGGCAGCAGGAGCGTTGATGGACTCTGAATTAACATCTATAGCGGATGTGAAAGCATTAAACCAAAGTTTGGTAAGTGGGGCAGCACCTGTATTAGATGCAACAAACTTCACGAATTTACCTGCATCAGGTTCACCTACTCAAGACACAACCGCAGCCACATCTGTTTTGGTGATGGACAATTCTTCGGGCAATTACTATACGGGAACATCGGGTGCGGCAAAAACATTAACTACATACACTACATCGACTAATTCACTTGGGGGCTTTGCCCAAGTATTAATTAATACAACTTCGCAGCCAACAGTAACAGGTGGCACGTTAATAACAGGAGCGACTTGGGAGATCAGTACAAATATGTATATGATTGTAACATATAATGGGACTAGAATTGAATACTTTTTCTTAGAAATATGAACGACATAACTCTACATAGATTAAGACAGACTCAAGCACCTAATGCGACAAGTGTTAGTGGTGACAATACGTTGCCTATTGATTTGACTTCTTATTGGGAATTAGAGGCGGAAAGTGGTGAAAGGTTTGATGTTAATAATTTAGCTGAAAATGATTTAACCGATAATAATTCTGTGGGTTTTACAGCTAGTGGTATACAAGGAAATGCTGCGGATTTTGAGCAAACCAATAATGAATATTTATCGATTACTTCAGGGGATCAAGTTGATATTAGTGGAGGTGAAGTATTTAGCATTTCATGTTGGGTTAAAGCTGAAAGTTTTAGCGCAACCTATCCAGTTGTATTCTCACAATGGGATGAGGGTGGTGCTAACAACAATAGAGTTTATGCATTAGCCATAGTGGCAGGGAAGTTCTATTGGTATGTCAGTAGTGGGTTGGCTTTTGATAATTTAGCGTCAACCATTACACCAGCAACTGCGACATGGTATCACATAGTATGTACTTACGAGAATAAGACGAATGGCATAAAGATGTACATCAATGGGTCTTTAGAAAATAGTAGAAGTCCCACAAATGTCACCACCGTAAAAGTAGGCAGTTTGGCAAATATCAGGATGGGATCTGCTGATAAATTTGCAGGACTCACGGGAACATCGATAGCTTGGGATGGATTAATAGATGAAGTTGGTTATTGGAGCAAGGTATTATCGGCCACAGATGTTAAAAAATTATATAATAGTGGTTCAGGAATACCTTATTTTCCATCGATTGTAGATACTAACTTAACTGCGTGGTTGGATTGTGGGAGAGGATATTCTTACCCAAAAACAGGTTCAACTTGGAATGATATTAGTGGAAATTCAAATGACATGACTTTAACAAGTTCTCCTACTTACGATACAGCTGATTTAGGTTCTTTAAATTTTAATGGGACTTCATCATATGTTTCACAATCTGGATATCCTGCTACTGATGAAGAAACTATAATAGTTTGGGGAAAGTCAGACACAGCAACATGGAACGTATCAGGTTGGTTAAGTTCTCAAAGGAGTGGAAATGGTCATGTAATACATCCAACAGCAGGAACTAAAAACGTAAGTTTCTTTTTAGCAAATTCATCAGGTGGGTTTACTAATATTGGCACTGAAACAATTACGGATATTACAATTCCTCATTGTTATGCTTATACTACAAATGGTAGCAATAGTCATAAAGTATATGTAGATGGAGTTGAAGTAGCAACTTCAACCGCAACGATTACAAGAGGTGCTACACCTATAACTGGAAGTTGGTTTTCAGGTAAAGATGATACTGGAACAAGATATGGAGATGGCAATACTTATGTTTTAATGAGATATGATAGGGAATTAACTGCTGATGAGATTTTACAAAATTACAATTCAGTTAATATAAGATTTTAAAGTGATGATTGAAGATTATATAGTACCTTTTATATCAGCAATTAGTGGTGGTTCAGCAATACCTTACAGTTAATGAAAGAGAACAAATACAAATACATTTTAAATGCGAATGGTAAGGCACTAAAAGGGGTCAATATACTTGGTCATGAAATAACATTGATGTCTTCGGGTACAGATATAGTTGAGTGTTTGGAATTAGCACAATGTTATATAAATGTACTAAACGACTCAAATGAAGTAGATGAACTTATTGAGTATGTTTTGAAAGGCGATCAAGTTGCACTAACTATATCTGATGGTAATATTGAATATTGGAATGGTATTCTTATAGATGAAAACTTGGAGTTAGCGGACGATAAAAAACCCTACCAATTGACTATGATGTCAAAAGATGGTATACGTGGATTAAACAACAAACTAAAGTAATGAAGATATTTGGTTTTGACATAAAGAGAGCGGATAAACGAAGCATTGGGGCTAACCCATACTACGATTTTGCTCATGGTTTGGGATTCAGTTCAAGTGGTGTCAATACCGAAAGTGTTAGTGGGATTGCCTCATGGTGGAGAGGTACGCAAGTACTATCAAATATTGTGGCAGGGTTGCCAAAGCATTTGATTAAAATGGACTCGGAAGATAGAGAGTCGGTTTATGATATGCCATCTGTACCTATAATTACAGATATGGTTAATGACAACTTAGATTCCTACGCATGGCATGACTACATTATGCAGTCTGTGTTAAATTACGGTAACGGTTATTCTATTATACATAGAGATTCAAATAATAATCCGACACATTTAACACCAATACACCCCGATAAAGTTAAAATAAAGGTCTATGGCAATGCAGTTGTCTATGAGATAGATGACACAATAGAGGTGCTTTATGAGGATATGTATCACATTAAAGGCTTGAGCCACGATGCGTACATGGGTGTTAATCCAATAAGGGCACACGCAGTTAGTTTAGGGGCTACTGTTTCCGCTCAAGAGTATGGCAAGAATAGCTACGACAAAGGGTTTTTGTCAAATGGTTATCTAAAAGTAGATGGAAGCTTGACTTTAGAGGTAAAGAAGTCTTTAAAAGAAAGTTGGGGTAGAAGTAATTCAGGCGCATCCAATATGGGAACACCCGTGTTAGATGCAGGGCAAGAGTATGTGCCCATTATGATGTCTAACCAAGATGCTCAATACATAGAGTCAAGAAGGTTTCAGAAGAGCGAAATAGCAACGATATTGGGCATACCTACTCACTTAATAAATGAGATGGGAGATGCTAAGTATAATAACGTTGAGAACACCAACACACAGTTTGTTCAATACACGATAATGAGTTACGTACATAAGTTTGAGGCAGAGAATAAGAAGTTGGTCAGAACCGATCAACGTAACACCTACAAATGGAGGTATAACGTCAATGGTTTGATGAGAGGGGATATGGCAACACGTTCTGCGTTCTATGCCCAAGGCATACAAAACAGTTGGTTGAAGCCGAATGAGGCACGTAACTACGAGGACTTACCAGGAGGTATAGATGATTACATGATAAGCACAAACAATCAAATACCTTACGAAAATTTAGATACAGTTTTAGATAAAAATAAAGGAATAGAAAATGAATAATCAAGAACGGAGAACCTTAGAGGGTTCTATAGAAATCCGAATGAATGAGGATGGCGAGGAGAGCCGTACAATAGAAGGCTATGGTGCAGTTTTTAACCGATGGTCACACAACTTAGGGTGGTTTAAAGAGAAGATGGAGCGCAGTTCGTTTGACAACGTAGATATGTCGAACGTGATAGCAACATTCAACCACAACTTCGACAACGTTTTAGCGAGAGCAGATAGCGACACATTGAAGTTGGAAGTGGACGAAAGAGGGCTAAAATATAGCTTTGAAGCACCTAAAACAACGGCAGGGAATGACTTGTTAGAAAATGTTAGGAATGGCAACGTCAAAGGGTCAAGTTTTATGTTCACAGTAGCCAAGAATGGCTCAACGTGGACAGAAGGCGAAGATGTAGATGAGCGTGTTATCACACAAGTTGATAGGCTTATTGAACTTGGGCCAGTAACGACACCTGCATATCCCGACACCTCGGTTGCAAAGCGTGACTTAGAAAACATTAAAGAAGAAAAAAAGCCTAAGATGGTTAGTGTCTTAGACAAAGAACTTAAATATAAACATTTACGAAGTAAAATATGAAATCAAGTAAACAATTAAGAGAAGATCGCGGTCTAGTTGATGGCGAAATTCTTACACTTAGAAATAAGTACGAGGGTACAGAAATGACCCAAGAAGATGCGACAAAATTCGATGAATTAATCGAAAGAATGGAAGCATTAGGAAACGAAATTGAGTCAACTGAAAAGCGTGAGAGTGCTACATTAGCAGCAGCAAAACGTGCAGGTGGTTCGGTTCAATCGACAAACAAAGAAGAGAAGCAACTTTCTGAGTCATTTGACATGGCTAAAGCGGTTCGTTCATTGACAAGCAATGGTCAATTAAACGGAGCAGAGAAAGAGATGATTCAAGAGGGAATCAACGAAGCCCGAAATGCAGGTATTGAGTCAGGTGGAATGCGTATCGTTATCCCATCTAAATTCATGGAAAAAAGAACGGACATCGACCAAGCTACTTCGGCTATTCAGCCTGTAACAGTTGGAGCGTATAGCGATGCACTTCGTGAGAATGCAGTTTATGCAAATATTCCAGGAATCAATGTGTACAACGGTTTAATGGGTGACATGAAGTTACCTGTAACGGCTAAGCAAACTTTATCATGGTCTACTTCTGAGAATAGCAGCGCAGCGGACGGTGGAGCAAACTTCACAAAAGACACTCTTGCGCCAGTGAGATTGACAGGTTATGTTGATGTATCTAACCGAGTTTTAGCGCAAAATGGTAATGCAGCTATGAATGCAGTAATGACAGACTTGGGACGTTCAGAAGCAGAATTGATTAATACTGCAATGTTCTCAACTGCAAGTGTAACAAATGCACCTGCATCGTTAGCGGCAACTTCAGGAGTATTGACATTCACAGAAGCAGCGACATACGCTTACGGTACTTCGGTAGCTAAAGATTACTTAGCGGCTTTGAAAACGGTTGCAAACGATCATGGATTGACAGGTAACCACTCTTATGTTGGTTCAACTGAGTTAATCGCTGATATTTTAGCAGGTGTTAATGTAGCAGGTATTTCTCCAACAGTAACAAGCGGTGGATATAACCAATACACAATTAACGGAATGAATGCATTCTTTAGCACAGGAAACACAAAGGTAGCAGGTACTTCAGGAGATGCAATCTTTGGAGACTTCTCAAGAGTTCATTTTGGACGTTGGGGCGGTCTAAACATCTTGGTAGACCCTTACACAGTAGCAGGTAATGACCAAGTAAGACTGGTTGTAAACTCTAACGTGGATTGGTCATTAGTGCAAGGTGCTGCATTTACTAAGTTTACTTCACTTACAGCCTAATGAAAATTAAAGCTATAAACGCTTTGTTTCAGTTTGGTATCAATGCCTATAAGCACCAAGAGGTAGAGGTATCTGACAAGGTTGGCGAAGAACTTATTGGTAAGGGATTTGCAACAGAAGTAAAAGCAATAAAAAAGAAAAAGTGAGTTAGTGATGGTTGGGGGAGTGTTTCGGCATGAACCCAACCTTTTTTTAAGAGTATGAGAGTAATAAGAACACAAAAACCAAGCGGAACGGCAGTCCCATTACAGATAGTAAAGGAGCATTTGAGAGTCAATGGATACGATGAGGAAAATGGACTCATTGAGACATACATCAATGCTGCGGTGGACTTTATTGCACAAGAAACTTGGCGATACGTGCAGAGTGCATCTTATACTGCATACTTAGATAAATGGCAAACAGATTTAGTTATTAAGCGAAACCCAATTACTGAGATAACATCGATTAAATACTACGATATAGATGGTAATTTACAGACCATGGTAGAAGATACTGATTACTATGTTAGCTTAAATGGGAATTTTGCACGGATTCATTTTGAGAATACACCATCTTTGAGAGACAACCCTTATGACAATATAGAGGTGGCTTTTAAATGTGGGTACTTAGATTACTACAAGGTAGATGACTCTATTCTACAGTTGGTAAACATACTTGTGGCAGATTTCTTCAATACAAGAAACTCAATGACAT